TTGGCCTGCGAACGAGCCGGGCGTGTCAGTCAACGATAAGAAATCCGTGGAGACGGCAGCGAACTCCAGCGCGGTCTCGCCTGCGTTGACCGAGACGACCTTTGATCCTTGGCCTGCGAACGAGCCGGGCGTGTCAGTCAACGATAAGAAGTCCGTGGAGACGGCAGCGAACTCCAGCACGGTCTCGCCTGCGTTGACCGAGACGACCTTTGATCCTTGGCCCGCGAACGAGCCTGGAGTATCGTCCAAGCCGAGGAACGCCGTGTTAGCTGTCAGTGCGGGATTGTAGGTCATGGTGTCTCCTAGAGGACGTGATAGGTTGAGCCGTCACTGTAGAGCGTGACAGCTTGGTATTGCACGGTGAGGGGGAACGTGGCCGCGCCGTCGATGAGCCCCTCGGTCGTCGCGTCCACAGTCACAGTGAACGTCGACAGGTTTTTGATGTGGATGGTCTTGCCGGCGACTTCGCCCGCGGGACGCATGGTCAACGCTATGGCGCCCGCGGGGTTCGACAGCACATTACGATCGTCCCAGTCCAGAGTCGAGGCTGTGTTGCGCACGACGGGCGCGTCAGAGTCCTGCGCAGACTGCAGCACCCACCTCGAGCTCCCACTCGGGTGGTTCTTGTCGACGACGTAGAGCTGCAGCCCGAGCACTGTGTGGTCCACGACGGCGATGCACTCCTCGTGCATCGCAGCAGGGAACGAAGCCTCTATGTCTGACTCATCGCCAGTGTGCAAGAACACCGGCAGGGGGCGATCAAACAGTTTGATGTAGTTGTTGTTGACGGTCGCGTCCCAGCCGTTGAGGCCGTTCTGCACTGCGTCACGAGTAGGCTTGGCCATTAGATTCGCTCCACGGTGAGTTTCACAGGGTCAGAGAGCAATCCGCCTCGTCTCTGGTAGACCCAGATTTGAAAGGTCGGTTCGCCGGCATGGTCGGCTAGGATGTTGACGTTGGTGTAGGTGAACGTGTTGGTAGCCGGGTTCTCGGTGCGCAGGAGCGTCGTGCCCGGCGCGTCGCGCACTTCCAGCACGAAGTCCTCGTCGGGAGAGGGCACGCCAGTGATGGCCGTGCCGGCGCCTTGCAGACCTGCGGCCGCGCTCTGCTGCTGAGGCGTGCCGTAGTCCCAGCGCACGGTGACATCGTCGCCGGTCTGGTAAGCATTTACGAGCTGTGGTGCGGTAACGGCCAATGCACCAACCAACACAGGGCGGCCTGACAGCGCACGGCCATACAACTCGGCGCCGACCGGCATGTCGGCATCCAAGGGCAGCACGCCACCCCCCTGCGGTTGTGTCTTGGCAAACAGGTCTTCGAGCGGCACCAGCAGAGGGTCTTGGAACGTGAGCGCCCGCGCCTGCTGGAAGATGTAGACCTCGGCACCGGCAGGGTGGTCGAGCGCGAGCGTCTCGAAGCGCGCGCGCACGAGCCCGTCGAGTCGCCAAGTGCTACCGCCGATGGCAGAGATGTTGCGCAGGAAGCACAACTCCTGGCCGGCCGAGGAGTTGATGAGAGCCACCTGCCTGCCGAGTCTCCAGTTGGTCAGGTCGCTCGACAGATCGAGCACAGTGCTGATGTCTGGGCCGAGCGCGGTGAACTCTGGCCCGTTCTCTTCTAGCACAAGCCCTCCTGGGTCATCACCGGCTCCTCCTGTGTTGGGGGCGGGCAGGGCCTCATCCAGAGTGCCTCCAGCAAAGAGGTTGAAGTCGGTGCCTTGCAATGTGTAGGTCACATTGTCACGCGAGATGTGCACGACGGCCGAGAAGATTTGGGAGTGTGCACGGATGCGCGGCACGATGATGGTTTGCTGGTTGGCCCCGAGCAGATACTCGGACACTTCTGCAAACGTCTTCTGGAGGTCGGGCTCGACCGCTTGGATGTCTCCGGTCTCGGGAGGTGGCGTGTCCACAAACTGGCTCTTGGAGACGCCATAGAAGTCGGCCATCAACTCCAACGCGACGACGTTCGAATCCGGGTTAAGCTTGATCGAGATGACGCGCTGGATCTCAGGCAGTGCATCGACAGTGATGGCGTCCCCAGGCACGAGCGTGCGTGCGCCGCGGTTCGCTTTGATCTTGGTCACGACCCCGCCGGCCAGCTCTTCCTGGCTACGGCGCTGAGCGATACTGGACGCCGTCTCGAAGTCAGTCGTAATGGTGATCTGCACGTTGCGTGCGTGCTGCGTTTCGAAGTAGGAGACCTGCCCGTCGTCCATGACGGCGATCGTGCCGTCCCGGTCCACGAGGTTGCGGTCAGGAAACGAGAAAGTGATGCGGTCCGTTGGACGCTCCGCGTGAAAGACTTCGGTCTCCGGCAGCTCGCCCACGAGCAGGTCGCTGCGGATGCGATCCAACGTGCCGGAGGGCTCGCGGATCGCCACGAACTTGTTCAACCCGCTGTCGGGGTCGACGGGCATCATCACGCCTAGGTCTTGCAGCCCGGCACCGAGCACGGTCTGCACGCTGTCGCCGTCGAGCGCGATCCACGACGTGCGTAGGTTCTCATTGTTCTCGTCAAGCAGCACGCCGAGATCCTCCAACGAGTCCAGGTCGAAGGCCTGGAACGTGCCAGAAGTGGGAAGTCCAAGGCCCCGAGGCCAAGTGGAATGCAGCATCGTGTCGATGGCGTGTGCGCCGTTGATGCCGAAGTTCTTCTCTTGGTCGTAGGCCTGGATGGTGCCGGCGTCGTCACAGCCCGTCAATGCCCCATCGGCGAAATGCACGTTGGTAAACAAATCGAACGTGAAGAAGCCGACCTGCACCGTGAAGGCTTGAGAGAACAGCACCTCCAAGTCTTGGTCGGGGCAGGCATTGCCAGTCAGCCGCACCAGACTTTTGGCGGGGAACTTACTCACTTGGTTGTTGAGCAACACGAACTTATCTGTGGTGCCGGACAAGTCTACCGAGTCGATCGCGACCGTGGAGCCTGTCAGCGTGCGCGTCGGCAGTATGTGCTCCTCGGAGTTGGATAGGTTGGTGCTCTCGACGCGCACCTCGACCTCGTAGTCGAGTAGCGGCCAGTTGGCTGCCGGCCCGAGGCGCTTATCGTTCCAGTGCACGTAGCAGTGGTAAGGCCAGCGGGAGGTGATTCCTACTCGGCTGCTGGATCCAAGCGAGGCGTTGGCCGGCTGTGTGGCCTCGCCCCAATAGATAGAGAAGCCACCTTCCTTGCCCAGGTCGATGAACGAACCAGACGGGTGTGACTCACGCGAGATCGGGCCCGAGAAGATCACACGCCCGTTGCTCAGAATGCGATGTAGGCAGAACGCCGGGCCCACACACAACAGGTGCCACCCTTCCTCGTGCCAGATTTTCTGCTTCGGGGCATCGCCAACCCCGCCCTTGCCGCCACCCCCGCCGGCTTCCTCTTCCGTGAAGCGCCGCAGACCGGCCCAAGCGAAGATGGGACCGACGCGGCGCACACCCAACACCCAGTTCATCCACGCGCCGCGAGTGACCAGCGTGGTCGGCTTGTCATCCTTGAGTGTGGCCTTGTTCTTCTGCCGCAACAAGTAGGCTGCAAGGAACGAGAGCGCGACACTGATCGCGATGGTCGCGAGCGTGACCAGAGCATATGCCGGCTCTCCGGACTGGACAGATTGCGGCACGGCGTGGTGCTCCTTCAAAGCGAGCGCTACCACGGTCGCTAGCAGAACCATCCACGGTTTGGGAGTCAGCTTGATTGGGCGGAGAGCCATAGAGTCTTGTCCGGGCGCACGATCGTGCACACCTGCTGGAAGTGTTGGAGGAGACCGAGGCCACACATTCGCACAGCGCGCGAGGTGGCCTGCCAGAGGGTGTTGCGGGCAGTCCCCACCAGTATAGCATGCCCAGGGCCTCCCTGCGCGTTGCCGGTGATGATGATGTCGCCAGGCTCGACGCACCGGTCGCCTGCTGGCAGGTCTACATGGTCGGGGTAGTAGCTGCGGATCAGGTCCACGACCTCCTGTGCCCCCGCCGGGTCGTGAAGGGAGCGGTCCTGGATCTCTCGCGGCACTTCCGTATGTGTGTCATACATCTTATCGAGCACGTCGCACACGAAGCGCACGCAGTCCACGCCCATGCCCGGCATGCGCTGCCCGGCCATGTAAGGTGTCCCCTCCCACCGCTGGAAGTTGGTTTCGAGTCGAGCAGTGATTTCGTCAGCGCCCTCGATCGCGAGAGGCTTCCACGACAGTCCTTGAGAGTCGTAGCTGGCGTTAGATGGATACATCAGTCCCCCTGTGGGTTCTCAGTGACCGGATGGTATGCCGGGATGGCGTGCCCGCTCCCGCCGAAGCCTTCGAGGTTGTCCCACGCTGTAGAGCCGCACCCTCCGTCCCCTATCTGTTTGTTGCAGCCGGGGAAGAATGTCACTATGGCCCCATCCCACTCGTTCGGGGGTTGACGCACTAGGTTGAACTCTTTGGCGACGAGGCCGTCGAAGGTGGTTTTGTCATAGAAGAAGATGCCGATATTGACGTTGTCGCGTCGAATGAATCCACGGGTCCAGCTTCGAGTGCCCGCGAGATCGAACTGCAGTCCCGCATCGGTGATGGAGATTACCTTGCCGTCGATTGTGATGTTGGAAGTGAGGGTGCTGTAGCTGCTCGGGGATTGTGCCCCCGACTCCGTGCAGCCCGGCCCATTCAAACGCCACGGGCAGTGCGCATTGACTTGGAAACCCAGGGAGACGTCGAGCTGCGTCTTGCGGTTGCGGATCTCCAGCACGCAGAGGCCGTTCCGCCCGTCCGCGTTGCGCCGGGTGCGATAGATGAGCCCGGATGCGATGAACTGCGTCGCGCCCGAGTCTCCGATGGCGATCGGGTCGATGATCTCTTCGACTGTGACCTGCACGGGTGCGAACGGAGTGCCGCGGGTGAGGGGGTCGAGGAACGTGCTGGAATCTGAGAGCTGCATCTTGATGCGGGTCGCATCCTCGCCGAAGGTGCCCTCGTTCTTTGCAGGCTTGATGTCCATCTTGGGCAGCGATACAAAGTTGAGCCCCTGCGGGTCGATGTCAGAGTCCCAGTTGGTGTAGCGTAACGTCTGCTCAGGGCTACCGAACTTGAACGTGACGAGGTGGTATTGCCTCTTCTCGGGAGTGTTGAGTGCTTCGGCCATGTGCAGTCCTATGGATCCAGGGTCACGTCCTTCTCTTCGAGAAGGGAGATGGTCTTGACTTCGAAGCGCACCGCGTTGGAGTGGAACCAGCGCTCTTCGAATGAGTCTTCGATGTTACGCGTCGGGCGCGCGCGACCAGCAAGCACGACATCCTGGAAGGCGAGCCCTGTTGGCAGGGTGTCTACCAAGTTGATGCGCCACGCTGAGAGATTGTCTGCAATCGAGAGCACCTCACGCACGTAGCAGGTGCCGTCTTCGAGCATGAAGCCGAAGAACTCGTTGTCCTTCTGGAACTCGGTGAAGTCTCCGAGCTTGCGCACGTCGATGAACGTGGTCTCAAGGTCCAGCACGTCGAACAACATCTCTTGGTCGATCAGCCAGAACGCACGCAGGCGGCCGAGGCGCGTCTCGAAGAACCGGATGTAGTCCCAGGCCTTCTCCCGCTCCTCGAACATCTTGAAACGGTGCTTGACGCGCTGCGTAGCCCCGCGAGTGAAGGTAGCCTTGCCGCGACCCAGCTCGACCTGCTCACCCTCCTGAAGGATCTCGATGTTCAGCGCGTTGGAGTAGTCATGCCGCGGGCGTAGGATGGGCAAGCCTTGGTAGGTATCGAAGTTCTCGGGCAACCCTTCCGCGATCGGAGGGAGGGCCGTCGAGCCTCCGACTTCCTCGAACTCCATCTCCACGTCCCACAGCCGGCAGTGGTGCTGCTTGATGGTATCCAGTAGCCGCGGGTGCACGCAGACCAGCGGGACGAGGAATGCACGCCCAGCGACAATGTCGAAAGGCAGCGCGTCGGCCAGCACTAACTCACCCGTGCCTGGCTTATTGGTAATGGTGGTGACGTGCACGCCCGCCAAGTCGCCGTTTTCGTCCTGCACGTCCATGCGGTCGCCGATCACCTTGACCACGGCTACTCGGCCACCGATGAAGAAGCGCCGAAGTTCTGGCGAGACGACCGTGATGACGTTGGTAGTTGCCGATGCCCCTGCGGTCGTGATAGCACATTCGGACGCGAACGGAATCAACCATTCGTTGGTCTTCATGGAGCGCAGCGACTGGATCAGATCCATGAGGTTGCGCTTGTCGTCAAGCCCCTGCTCCGACCAACGCACTTTTAGCACGCGGCGCGGGCGCTCATGCATCTGTGTGCGGTCTTCGGAGAGACTTTCTGCGCCGCGTGACACGACTGTGCGGAAAACAGTGTCGAGGCGGAACTCGGAAGCGAAGTTGTGTGAGAAATAGCGCCAGAAAGCGGGCACCGGACATGCTTCGAGTTTGATGAAGCGGTGCGCCAGCACTTCGTGGCTGTGCCGGGAGATGACCACATTAGCCAGCGGGTCTGGCTGTTGGTCGTGCACAACTTCGGCGGCCATGCGAGTTAGCTTGGCGAATTTGGGCACGAAGGCCAGCACCTCGTGGCTGTGCCGAGAGATGATGAGGTTGGCGTTCGGATCGGCAGCCTGATCGTGCACAACTTCCACGCCCATGCGTGTGAGGTTGGCTGCAGGCGGCACGAAGGCCAGCACCTCGTGGCTGTGCCGAGAGATGATGAGGTTGGCGTTCGGATCGGCAGCCTGATCGTGCACAACTTCGGCCGCGAGACGCGTCAGTTTCGCGAGTGGGGGAGCGTTCGCGAGCACCTCGTGGTTGTGGCGAGAGATCCGAAGATCGACCATGTTACGCCTGCACCTTCAGGCCCCACTGCATGTCCTTGGTCTGCTGTGCAGTCCAAGCCGATGCGGTAACCGGCTCCAATTCGAAGACCTCGAAGAATCCTAGGTAAGAGGTCTGGTTCAGCACGATGTCGGCGCCCTCAGATCGCACGTCAGCGATGTTACGATAGATCGGTCGCACAGTGCGGGTGCCGGAGTTCTCCATGCCTGAGACATGGTGGAAGATGACTCCTTGCACGTTGGCTGCCGAGCTGATAGGGTGCCCGGCCTCGACACCGGGAGCACCTAACTCGCCTGGGATCTGGAATCCCATCAAGATGATGTCGTTCACGACGTTCGACGTCGCGCGACCGATGTCGTCCGAGTCACTGTTGGGCGGATCGTTCTGCGTATTGAAGCCCGAGCCTTGTCCGCCTTGGTAGGCCCAATCCTCTTGCGCTCCGTTGGAGTTGGGCACCACGCCCTGCACGAGCAAGAACTTGCCTGGGAAGTCGTTGTTGATGGCACCCGTGTCGTCCATCATCCAGACGTGGTCCCAGCGCGCGGCGTTGCCTTTGACCTCGAAGTTCACCTCCAACTGATCGGCGCCTGCCACGCCCGCATCCGCGGTGTTGACGGAGACAGCAGACAGCACGGTGCTGAACGCTTGGATGGTCTGATTCTCTACGCGCGCAGCGCGCACCTCGAATGAGCCCAACACCCCGGTATTGACCGTGGCCTTGAGTTGAAAGATGGTCCACTCCTCAGCGTAGAACAGCGGAGCTGTGGCAGCGAGCACGGTCGCACCTCGTTTGACTTCAATGCCGTAGAGGTGTCCATCGAGACGGCCGCCCGACGCCCCCGCCGGCACGATCTCCATGCGGAGCTGCTCAGTGCCTTGGCGGAACAGAGCCAAGCCCGCTTTCTGTGTGATGGGAGACTGTGCGGCTAGAGGGCCGGAGTTCTGGAACGCGCCCTGCACGACCCAGGTGTTCTGCTCGGTGAGCTGCGGACCTTTGACAAACCCGGAGCCTTCCTGCATGGCACGCACGGAGAGTAGTCCGGCGGTGGAGCCGGTGCCCATGCCGGACTGCGTTGCGAAGTATCGCGTGAGCTGGACAGAGTTCACACCCTGGAGGTGAATCTCGCCCATGCTCGATGCCCACTGAAGTGCCATTAGCTCACCACCTCTACCCCGAACTCTGCAGCGTTGGCTGCGGAAAGAGTCCACTTCGCCGAGGTATCGGGGTCCACCTCAAAGACGTCATAGAAAGTCTGAAAGCTCGTCGAACCAACCGAGTGGGAGATGCCCCCGGTCGGCGACGTATAGAGCGTTGCGTTAGAGAAGATGATGTGTTTGAACTCTCGAGTGCCCGTCGTGTCCAGCCGTGCATCGCTGTTCACCTGGATGCCGTGAATCTGTCCGGTGATGAAGCTCAAGGAGTTGAACGCCAGCAAGTCCTGGTCGGACACAGTGGCCGAAAAGATGAACTGGTTGTTGACTGAGCCCGTGCACGATTTGTTGTCGAGCGCTTCGTAGTGGTTGGTGAAACCCGTGCCGCCGTTGTCGAGGGACCAATCCAAAGGGGTGCTGTCGCTGGTGGGCACGCGCCCCTCAACTACGGAGTCACCGAGGAAAGAGTTGTTGAGCGAGCCTTGGTCGTCGAGGATGTAGATGTCGTCGACCTCGTGTGCGCCCGTTTTCTCGAAGGTCATCTCCATCACGTCCGCGCCGGCTAGTCCCGAATCCGCTGTGTCGATCGGGCCGGGCAGGCTCAGGTCGACCACAGTGTTGTGTCGCACTTCGATCGCACCGTTGACGGTATCGAGAGTGAACTCGAACTCGAAGTAGTGCCAGGACTGGGACACGAAGTCAGACGTGCTGCCGAGCAGAGTAGCGCCTCGATAGACATCGAACTTGAACGTGTTGCCTGTGCCCTTCTTCCACTGGAAGCGGATTTGTTCGGTGACCCCTCGCTTGACGATCAACGGGAATGTCAGCGTCTCGTCGTTCACTGCAGAGGTGATGTAGCGGAGGCCGAAGCCGACGGTCCAAGTGTTCTGCAGTCCGAGCGACCGGGTGCGGTATGTTGATTGGCTAGAGCCTGAGGTGCGAATCGAGATGCCCTGCAAGCGACCAGTGGGGAACGTCGAGATGGAAGAGAACAGCGCCCACTTGCGCTTGATACAGTCGCCATCGGTGTAGTTCTCGAAACCTTCCATGAACTTGAGAGTCATCTATCCTCCAGTGCGACCACCCCGAAGGATACCATCGAAATCGCCTGCGTTGTCGCGCAAGAATCGACGGAAAGCGTTCGGACCGCTGGCCAGTAGGGTTTCCAAAGTCGTTTCGCCCACCGGGAAAGCCACCGCGGGCGGGGATTCGGCCGCAAGTTGCTCGCCGGCCTGGGCTTCCAGGTTAGCGCTGACTTGGCGGATGTTTTCGCTGACGGGGCCGCCTTCCTGGAAGCCGGGACCTCGCGACGTAGTCGAGCGGAGCGAGCGGAGACTCCGCAAGCCTGCGAGTCCTCGCAACAGGCCCGGGTCGATGAGGCGCTGGTTGAGCGCGCTCATGACGTCGGCGCCATAGTGGCGCACGGCCGAGACTCGCTGCACGAACTCCCCAGGTGTAAGGAAGGCGCTGATGTTGTCCGATTTGGCAACTCCCGGGGGTGGGGCGACACGCGGCAAGCTCGGGCTGACGTGGCCACCCTCGTCGAAGCCGACACCTCCACCGCGAGAAAATCCCGCGCCGCTGCCCGACGCGCCTGCGCGGATCGCAGCGGCTAGCCTGGCTGCACCGATCTCGATGCTGGCTGCAGTCGTGGCAGCGGTGATCTGAGTATCAGCAGCCGTAGTGGCAGCCGTAGTCGTGAGGGCCGCCGAAGTGGCAGCCGCGGTCGTCTGCGTCGTGGTCGTTGCGATAAGGGACGAGATCAGGTTGGCGATCAAGTTCTCGATAAGGGTCGAGAGGATGCGCGTCGCGAGCTGCTGCAAGAGCTGCCCGGCGGCTTGGCGCAGGTTGGCCAAGAACTGGTCCGTGACGAAGCGCCCGCTTTCGTCAAAGGCGTTGACGAACGACGTGGCCAGGGCGTTGCCCACTCCCTGTGAAAAGTCCTGCAGCAGTCCTGTGACTAGTCCGGACAGCGCCTGTTGGATAGTCTCGACCGAGTTGGCGAAGTCCTCCAGCCCTTGCTGGACGGCTTCTGCCTGTGTGCCCTCGGAGAGGATGCGCGCACGCTCCACCTCGCGGTCTAGGCGCTCTTGCTCGATCTCGCTGATGGTGTTGAGCACGCCGACCTGATCGGCTAGCGCATTCCGCTGCCGCACGAGCGCAGACGACGTCTGTCCCTCCAAGCCCAGCCGCTGGATCGTGTCGTCCAACTCTGCGACCTGCCGGATGAGGGCTTCGCTGCGCAGGCGGTTCTGCACACGCAGCTCGGCCGACTGCGCGCGAAGCTGCGCGAGCCGCTGAGCAGCTTCTGAGCCCGGACCTTCGAGGTTGCGGATGTCACGCAACAGCTCAGCCTGCAAACGCAGCGCATCCACCTGCTCCACACTCTGGCGCACACTGCGCTGGGCGACGGCCTGTGCCTGTGCACGCTGCACGGCCAAACTTTGCTCTTCGAGACGGGTGATCTCGGCCGTGATCTGTGCCAGGGATCCTTTGAGGGTCTCCTCGCGGGAGAGCAGCTCCAGGCGCTCGCGCAAGAAGCTCAGCGCATTCTCGTCGAGCCGGCCCTGCTCCTGCACGGCGTTGATGTTCGCTTCGAGCTGCTCGCGCTGCTCCTGCAAGCGACGCACGAGCGCAGCCGCCTCGGCCTGCCTCTGGCGAGCGATGTTGGCTTCCTCGGTGTTGCCCCGCTCCAGAGCGTTGCGCTCCTCTGCACGCGCCAAGTCGCGGCGCCTCTCTAGCTCGTCTATCTGACGACCGATGGCCAGCCTGCGCTGGAGTGCGGTCTCCACCTGCTGGATGATCGCCCTCTCGTTCTCGGAGAAGCTGTTGAGCGCCTTTTGGCTGTTCGCTTTGGACTCGGCCGCACGCTGCAAGGCCCTGTCGAGGTCGACTTCCTCGCGCCGGATCTGCAGCAGCTCGCGAGCCAAGGTGACCTGCTCGCGCTGCACTGCGTTCTGCACCTGCCCGGCCACGCCTCCGACATCGGGCCTACCTTGGAACGAGCGCTGTAGCTCCAAGCCTTCGAGCGTCGTGCGCAGTCGGTCGCTGGCGGCCGAGACGGACTGGATGACTGTGCGCGTCGTGGAGAACTGGGCGGTGACGCGATCGAGCGTCTCGACCAAAGTCTCGGCCGCTTGCTGTTGTAGGTTGAGCCCAGCCAAAGCTTCGTCGCTGGCCGACTTGGCTGACGACTTCCGCTTGGCGTTCTCAGCCTTTTCCTGTTCGGTGCGCTCGCGGTTGCGCTTCTCGATCTCGGCGAAGAGTGCATCGTTCTGCTCGAACGCGTCTCTGAACTCCCGCTCGATGCGGTCGGTGTTGATGAGGCTGATGTTGAGCGGCTGCACCTGCAGACCGGTCGCGGCCTGCACGATTGCGTCTGCGGCTTTGTCGCCGAGCACACCAAGGTTGTTGCCGATGCGGGCCGTTTCGATCGCCAAGTCAGCGAGCGCAGAGATGACCGGCTGAAGCACCGCCGACGAGAACTTGTTGAAGAAGCCGGCCAGGAAGTTGAAGATGTTGGCGCCAACCCGACGGACACCGCGCGCGATGTTGAGGAAGATGCGCTCGATGCTGGCCGCGACGGTCAGGAGCGTCTCCTCGATGTTCAACGCGATACCGGTGAAGAAGCGCACGGCTTCGCGCACAGCCAAGAGCACGCCAGCGACAATGCCGGCAGCGCGCGCTGCAACGAGAGCCAGTTTGCCCAGCGCGACCAACGACGACTGGATGACTGCGGGCAGTGCGAAGAAGGTGAGCTCGATCGACAAGATCAGCGCGCGGATCGTAGCCAGGGAGGGGATGAGGGCTCGCAGCAAGCCACCGATGCGCACGAGGAACGGCACGAGCACGCGCACCGCGCCGACTATAGGGGTGACGATGCCGAAAATGATGCCGATGACGGTGCGGATGGAGACCAGAACGGTGAGCACAGACACAAGAGTGCGCGCGATCTGGCGCACGGATGCTTCGCTCTGCTCGAACCCAAGTGCCTCGGCCACTCCTTGGATGATGTCTGTGATACCGCGGATGACACTGCCAAGGAAGCTGAAGCCGTCGCTGAGCCCCTGCACCAAACCGATCGCGAGGTTGACTGCGGTGGTGATCGCAGTGGCGAGCGCTTGTGCTCCCTGCACTGCTTCTTCGAACGTGATCTCGGACAAGCCCTCGCGGATGTCGTTGAAGCCATCGACGATCGACGTGAAGAATACCTGCAGCACCTGTAACGTCTGCGGGTCGGGCGTCGGGAAACCAAACTGATCGAAGTCCAAGAACAGGTCGAGGATGTCGCGCAGCAGATCCTTGACGTCGTCGAAGAATCCGATGCTACGCCCGGCCTCGCCAGTCACCTGCGCGAAGCCGTCGGCGACGCGCCCGAGGAGTCCATCGACCGTGTCCAGCGCGCGCTTGCCAGCCTCGCCGAACGCGGAGAACCTGTCCTCCAAGAACTGGCCGAGCTGGCCGAGATCCCGCACGCGCCGGATGTCGTCGTTGGTGATGCCGAGCGCGACAGCAATCCGGGTAGTCTGCGGGCGGATCGTGCCCGAAAGGATCGAGCGGACTTCCTCGCTGAGCTGGTTCTGTGCCACGCCAAGAGCGAGGGCTGCCTGGGAGATGCGCAGCGAGAAGCGGCGCACTTTGTCGACATCAAGCCCTGCGGTGAGGCCCGGAGCGAGCGCGACCTGGAACGTGTCCGTGAGTTGCTGGAACGTGGCAGCCGTCGTCAGCGCGTCGCGCCGAAGGAGCTGCGTCTGGCGTCGCGCCTCGTTCTGGGCCAGGGAGAGCTGCTCAGCCTGGGAGACGACCTCCCCAAAAGCGCCTCGCACCTCGCCGACCGCGGTCAGGATGGCAGCGATGCCTAGCTCCGAGCGCTCGATCGTCCGGTTGAACTGGATCGAGGTCTCGATCAGCCCCCGGATGCCGTCGATGACGCCCCGGGCCACGATGAACGTGGAGATGATGCCGCCCATGCGCAGGAACGAGCCCGCCAGCCGGTCAGCACTGCCCCTGGTAGCCTTGACCGCTTTCCTGAGCCTTCTGACACCCGCAGCGCCTCGGCGTCCAGCAGAGGCCGCCTGAGACCCCGTGCGTTTGATCTCACGCCCGGTGGCGCGAGACTCGGTGCGGACTCGGCGCAGCTCCCTGCGGATCTGGACCAGTTCGGAGACGATGCGGCCGAAGGCCTGCCGGGCGCGGCGAGCGTCCTGGATCTGCTGGGCCAGCGCCTGGCTGGCGCGAGACGCGCCGACCGTCCCCAGGGCGTTGCCTGCAGCCCGGATCCCGGTGGCGGCCTGTGCAGCGTCGCGGCCAGCGAGACGCATCTCGGCGCGGAACGAGCTGAACTCTTCGCGACCCTCGCGCAGCTCCTGTCGGAAGCGGCGCAGGCTGCGGAAGGTCTGACCTGTGGTCAGCCGGATGTTGTAGCGGAGTTCGCCGCGATCGACAGCCACTAGAAGCCGCCTCCGAATGCTGAGAGGAACGCATCGAGGTTGTTGGACTGCTTGTCCTGCGCGACGCCTTGTGCCCCGCCTCGTGTGATTTTACTCCACTGACCGACCCACTTCTGCATGGACTTCTGATCGCCTTGGGCGGCAACCATCATGGTCCAGGCGCGTTCGATCTTCTCGTGGTATTCCACACGAAGCACCGACTCAAGCATCTCGTTGAACGTCTCGATGTCGAAGTCTAGGATAGCCTCCAACGACCAGTGTGTCGTTGAAGACATGCGCACTACAGCGTCCACAAAGACGCTGTAGTCGGCCTCCGCTACGTCGTCGGAACCTCGCCCTCGTCGTGGAGCATCCGGAGATCGGCTTCGGTCGCGGCTTCCTGCTGTGGCTGATCGGGAGCGTCGTCTTCCGGATTCTCGTCCGGATCCGCCGTCATTCTCTCGACGGCTTGATTGATCCGCTCCCGGATCAAGTTTCCCAGGTCACCAAAGATGGCCGTGTTGGCCGCCATGAATCCCTTGATGAAGTCCGCGAACACGGTGATGTCCATGCCCTCGGCATCCGCGAACGACTTGACCTCGGCCTCACTCGGCTCGGCCGGGCAGTCGTCCCGCAGAGAGTCCATGATGAGACGCGCCAGCTTGTAGCGTGTCTCGTCTGCGAAGAGTGCTTTCATCGCGCCGCTCACTGCCTGCTGGCGTTCGCTGGCGCGAAACTGTGCCATCTCCAGGGAGATGGGCTCGCGAGCGCGCGCGACGGTGCCGTCGACACACTGCTCTTCGAGGATCTTCTCATCGACGTTGCGTGGGCGCATGATGACCTGGAGTGCCTCGGAGATCGGCTCCAGGATGGCGCGCACGTCGCCAGTGAGAATGCGCTTGATGCGCACGGGGTAGAAGTTGAACTCGACGTCGCCGATGATCTTGGGCGTGTTCTTCTTGCGCAGGGCGCCGAGCTTGTTGAGGATTTCCATAGGTAGCTCCTTGGGCGGGGGGGTGAAGACGGGGGAGAGACCGAAGCCTTTCCCCTATCTTACCACAGGATCTAGTCGACGGCCTTCTGGATCGTCAGAGTGGGGCTGCCGGTCAGCGCCGAGTTGGACTCGGCAACGCCCGTGAGGCCCATCTGCGCCAGCTCGTCGCCGACCACCGACAGGTCGCCGTCGCCGACCAAGAGCACCGAGTGGAACTCCATCTCGACCTGCTCGTCGTTGTTGTTCTGGTTCTCGACGATCGCCTTGACCGCGTAGCGAACCTGACTGCGCGCGAGCGCGTCGATCGTCTCGATGGTCGCCGGAGCGGTCGCGTCGGCCGCGAGCGTGACGTCGATACCCTCACCGCCGGCCAGAGTATTGGGGCCGCCGGAGTGAAACTCCAGGAGACCCATGGTCTCGTCGACCGTGTAGTCGCCGGTCGGGGCCGCGCCCTGCGTCAGGGCTGTGGCCGGCTGCTTGTCCACACTGACCAACGAAGAGTCGATGCCGAGCGCGCGCACGCCCGAGCTGTCGAAGATCGGATACCAGCAGTTGAGCGCGAGGTTGTCGGTCAGCTCGTATGCCACAATGCCCGCGACGGCCGGGTTGGCAGGGTTGGACGTGCCGGCGGAGAAGAAGACCGCGACGTTCTCGTGGTTCAGCTCTTCGAGCGTCATCGACAGGTTGAGCGTCCGCTGGATGATGAGGCGACGGTCGATCACCGCACCGCCAAACTGCTGGCAGTGCGACGCGCGGTGCGTCAGCTCTTCGATGTCGACGGACACCGACAGGTTCGGGGTGTTGCCGACGGGACGGTAGCACGTCGGCAGGCCCGTGGTCGAGTCCAGTTCCGACAGGAACACGCATGCCCTCCCGAGAAGGTAGTCCCGGTTGTCGGGTGATCCGGTTTGGTTGAATCCGAGCATCTCGGTTCTCCTTGAGGTTTGGGGGTTAGAGCGGGCTCAGGTCCGCTTGGAAGCGGTAGGTGACTCTGGTCCCGTGGGAAGACTGTTGTTCCGGCGGATGCGAATAGACGGCATCCAGGAACGAAATGTCGATCTGTTGGTCGAGATCGTTGTCGCGCGAAACCCGTAGCGGGCCTCGCATGAACTTCTCCTCGAACGTGTCGAGGCTGACCTGCTGGTCGAAGTGCACCATTGCAATCCAGACCCAGGCTACCCGCTGCTGCAGTCGACCGCCGCACTTGCGGGTGCTGCTCTCTTCGAAGCCAACCTGTTGTGGACGAATCAGGATGGTCTGCGGCTTGAGTGCTTCCGGCCCGCTGCGTCGCACGCCGTCACGATACTTGATGGTGGGAAACCTCTCGTTGGCGATCAGCATATACACCACGTTGTGGACCCGATCGGAGATGGACGGATTCAGCTCTACCACTGCATTGCGTTGGCTGGTCATCCTGTGGTCTCCGGGAAGCGTCTGAGAATCTCACTATCGAAGCGCACCGACGGCACAAGGAAGTTGCCTCGGAACTTACCCAAGTCGCAGTAGACGCTGCCGCCCGGGAAGAAGGCCTCGGTGCCGTTCGTGGTGCCGTCGAAAGCCTGCACGCTCTCGGCGGCCTCGCCCTCATCGCTGGCGACGACGTAGCAGAAGAGATCCTCTACCTCGCGTGCGCAGCGGCGCAGGATCGAGGCCTGTCCAAGTGCGTCTAGCTGGCGCCACACGCCTTGGTCGTTGAACTCTTGGAATGCGCTGCCGCTCGCGTCGGCGAACATGACCTGCAGGCGTTTGATGCACTCACACCAAACCCACTTGACTTCGAGCACCCGCGCTGCCATGCGTCGGGCTTCGAGGTCGGTGGTGGGATCGTCGGTGTAAGTGACCGCCTGCAGGTCCGAGATGACTGTGAAGCCAGCCCGCTGCACCATCCAGACCTTGAAGGCGCGCACGCAATCCTCGATGACCACCTGCACGTCCTGTTTGGAGTTCGCACCGGTCAATCGAAGGGCTGACTTGAGCGCCTCGAAGTCGTCATGGAATAGCGGGCTGATCTGCATACTAGCTCACCTGCGCGTCGGCGACGTCGTCCAGATCGGGCTCGCCACCGGTTTCGGTGACCTCGCCGGTCTCGGCGTTGACCTCGACCTGCTTCTGGTCGATGATCTCCGCGCCATCGTTCTCGATGCCCTCGGCCTGCTGCTTGGCGACGATGTCCTGAAGCTGGGCGTCCAGGGCGGGGTCGCCCGTGCCCGGCACGAGGGCGATGCCGTCGTCCAGGGGGTTGTCCTCACTGCCGGCCTTGACAACCGCCGAGACTTCCACCCCATCCTTGGGGCGCAGCGCCTTGACATCGGACAACCTGGGCACGCTGTCCTGCCAGTAGATGAGGCCGTCCGCGAGGGCGAGCTCGATCCACTGCTCCGAGACGTGGTCGACGGGAATGGTTTGCGTCGGCTTGATGACGATGCGCTTGGGACCGGGAAGGACGACAGTCACCGATGCGACGAGGCGGCGATCCGGTTCTTGATTGCTCATGGTAGCTCCTGGGTTGAGTGATAGTAGACAGAGGGGGCCCGCAGTGAGCCCCCTCAATCATACCACGGGAGTCGACTAGCCGCTGACGACCTTCATCGAGACGCTGGAGCCCGGCCGACGCATGATCGGGAGCGGGCGCGAGGAAACGAGCACCTGCTGGCTGCTCGGATCCGGCTGGCGCCAGGACTTCGAGAAACGCCGCGTGGCGATCGTGCCCTGGTCGTTGGCGTCGAGATCGGAGATCCCGCCGTAGAACATGATGTGCTGCGCGGACGGCGACACGTTCAGGAACTCGGCATACTTGGGACGGATCAGCGGGACGCTGGAACCGGCGACCTCGACCTCGCGGGTGTAGGCCCACCACTCGATGCCCATGAACGCGCCCATGAACATCGCGCCGGACTCTTGGATGTCCTGCGTGATGGTGACGGGGCCCGTGTCTAGGCGCCGGATGTCCAGCAAGCGCTGGATCTCGGTGTTGCTGAGGAACTCGTCGGCCGCCTCGGATCCGAGGATCGCGATCTGCGGGTTGAGGTTGACCGCGTCGTGCATCGTGCGGCGCGCGAGCATGATGTCCTTCAGCGGCTCGGGCGACGCGTCGTCCCAGAACGTGCCGAGGACGATGGTGTTGCCCGCCGGCTTGTTCATGTTGATGGTGTAGGCCGCCTCGTCGGGAGTCGAGTAGGTGATGACGCCCTGGATGGCCAACGCAGCGAGATACTCCTCGGCGTTCGAGACTTCGTCGTTGAGAGCCTGGAGCTGGAGGGCGACCTCACGCGCAGCGGCTTCGGCCTGAGTCGAGCCGTCGGCGAAGATCACGTCGCCAGCGTGACGCCGGAACAGGAGGTCGCACGCTTCGAGCGGACGCCGGATCCGAATGTTCGGAGCCGTGAAGTTGACCTCTTCCTCGCTGTAGCCACCGGACAAGAGCGACTCGTGCCCCTTCTCGACGAAGGGAGCGACCTTGCGGCCCTTCCGCTGAATGCGATAGACGATGTTCTCGGTCGGCAGCTCTCGGCGGTTGCCGAAGACGCTGTTCACGAGGAAAGAGTTGGGAGACTTGAACTCGTTCACCATCTCGGTGAGCGAATACCACTCCAGGATTTCGGGGAGGGGTGCCATTGGGTTTTTCCTTGAGTTGGGGAGAAACGAGGCCCTAGTCAGAGACTAGAGGCTCACATCCTCCAGACCGAAGACGTTCCAGCCGCGCTTCTTGAGATCCGAGTCGCGCAGAGCGGCATCGAGATCGTTCTGCGCTTCACCGCTCGGGAGAATGACAGCGTCCCTGTGGACGTCGCCCGTGATGCCGACGACCACGAGAGTCTCCCCAGTCGCGGACGACTGGTGACGGACGGGGGATACGAAAGCTGCGAGCTTGCGACCGGCTATCTCGGCGGCTTGGTTCCAAACTTCGTAGGTGCCGGCGACGGCCGATTCGCAGATCGGGGTCACCAACTCCAAGATGGGTGCGCCCACGATTGCCGCGAGCTTGACGGCCTTGTTGTCTTTGACAACCAGACGGACGGACGACTCGGGAAAGGGAGTGGTCGACCCGCCCAGATCCTTGGGTTCGAGTGCCATGATATGGCTCCTTGTGGTTTGGGGTCAGTGGGGGGAGGGTCGACTAGCGACCTTGAGACTTGAGAACGCCCTGCGCGGTCTCCTTGGCGAACTTGCGGATGCGAACCTGTCGCTCGACAGCCGTCTCGTTCGTCTTGACGTCGTCGGCCGGCTGGTTGCTGGCCTTGGCCAGATCCGCAACGCGCCTGTTGGCGGCCTCGGCGTCGGCCTTAGCCTTGGTCAGCTCGTCGCTGTCGGCGGGCTTGTTCTCGGCCCTCTTCGCGATGTAGGCCTTCCACTTCTTGAGGTCGGCGGGCTTGTTGAAGTCGAGCGACGCGCGGAAGAGCTTCTCCTCGTGCGCTTCGACGTCTTCGAGATTGTCGAGGTCACCCTCGAACTCGATCTCGACGACGGGGTCCGGGTAGGCCGGAGGGTTGGTGGGGGCGGGCTCGCTCTGAGTGTCCTGAACACTCTTGGCGATCGCTTCGACCTTCTCGATCACAGGCGCCAGGGCCTTTTTGAGGGCTTCTGCCAGCTCGGTGGGGTTCATATCGGTCTCCTTGGAGTGGGGGGGATTGCCCAGGCGATCGGCCAGAGCTTGGGTGAAGTCGGACTTCTGCACCGACTGCACAAGAGCCGGGCCATACATGGACACGCCCGTCCACTCACCGCTTTCGAACGGTGCGCGGAGGTGGGGTGCGTTGAGTTTGATAATGGACGCCCACCAGCCTTCCAGCTCGGAGGTGTCCTCGATGACGCGCCCGTCGATAGCCACACCCTTGAAGCGGTCGTCGCCGTTCTTCTGGATGATGAAGCTCTCGCAGATGTGCGCGTCTTTGGGGTCGACGGGCTTGCAGTTGTGCATCACGTCGATGCCAGAGCCGACCATGTTCGGGATGAACTTGTGGGCGATCTTCTGCACAGCTTCTCGCGAAGCGAAGTCGCCCCAGGTGTCAACGATGTCCGGGCCGTAGACCAAGTTGTAGAGGAGTCCTTCCTTGTCGATCTTGGCGACCGCCTCGTAGCGCTGCAGAGGACGACCGTCCTTCATGATCGGCACGACGTGATTGGCACCGGCATCGACAAGCGACAAGAAGATCATCTCGCCATCAAGGATCTCCCGCTTGGCCATGGTGGGGACGGAATGCGTGTGGCCGTCGAATCCTCCGGGTTCTGTTTGTGCGGAACCTGGACTAATCTCATGGAAGTGAGGATCGAACTCTGAACGGGACTCTTCTGTGCGAGTAGAGCCGGCCAGAATCTCATGCGTGTGCTCGTCTAACCCGTGAGGGCCCGTTAAAGCAGGTGCGATGACTTCTGTCTGCTTGCGCAGTTGGACTCGATACATGCGGGGAAGGTTTCCGAAAAACGCGGGGGCGATAGGAACGGAACTAGGGTATACTACACCTTGCAGCGCTCGGCGTCAGTGAAAGTCTTGGATTTTCTTCTTCACCTGATAGCGCTAGCTGAAATCCCCCCAATAAAACCCACGCGACCCACGCAGTGGACACCGCGGACCCGGAGGACCGATGGCAGACAATCGTCGTAAGCGCCCCGCTGATTCCCAAGTCAAACAACCGCGCGCACGACGCGCCAAGCGTGAAGAGGCAGAGGCCCAACTCCTGGAGCTGTTCCGCAGCTCGCGCGACCTGTATCCTCACCTGTCTGGCCAAGCCGACGGCGAGAGCCTGCACTCTGCAATCCTTCAGAAAGACGCCGGCACCGAAGAGCCGTCCAAACAAGGTGTCGTGTCTGGACGCAAGGCCCATCCGTTCAGGTTCGATCGAACAGTAGAGTTCAAAGCCATGAACCCGCACCACTCTGCGTGCGTGGACGCCAAGGTCATCTCGACCGTCGGCCTTGGACACGAGAACGAATCCGTGGCCGAGAAGCTCGACCCTTTGTGCGCCATTTCGTGGCAGCACACCTCGCGACAGCTCGCGGAGGATCTGGAGAACACAGGCAACGCCTACCTCGAAGTGATCCGCGAGAACCCGGGCGAAGTAAACTCTAAAATCGTAGGCCTGCATTGGATGCCTGCGCGCGACGTGTGGATCAAGATCGAGAACGCGCGCTACGACATGCACTTCGAGATCCTCGATCGTGGAGGTATGGGCGTGTCGCAAGGAGGCACCGCCGACCGGCAGTTCGCTAGGTTCGGCGATACGTGGGGGCCAAACAACTTCTTCGACCGTCACAATGCCACCGACAAGCAGAAAGAAGTCACGTCCGAGCTGATCCACTTCATGGAGCCGAGTTCCCTGTCGCGCTTCTATGGCGTGCCGAACTGGCTCGCGGCTATCGCCTACGTCGAGCTGGCTCAGGCCATGGTGCAGCATCAGTTCGACTTCCACGTCAACCGGGGCGTGCCGGAGTTCATGCTCTTCATCCTGGGCGCACGCCTCAAGAAAGAAGACTGGGCCAAGGTGACCTCTTCGATGAAGGCACAGATCGGTAGCGGCAACAGCCACAAGTCGATCGCGCTCAACATCGCCAACCCCGACATCCAAGTGCAGCTCGAACGTCTGGCCATGGACGCGAGCGCCGACGGTGAGATGTTCAAGAACATGCAGGAGTCCTTGTCGATGTCAGTCATCTCTGCGCACCGCGTGCCGCCCTCGCTCGCACAGATCCTAATCCCGGGCAAGATGGGTGCCTCCAACGAGATGTCGAACTCGGTGGTCACCTTCCAGGGCTTGGTCATCGGACCGAAGCAGAAGATTTTCGAGGACACGCTCTCATGCACGCTCGGCGACTCGGCACGCAGCGGAGGCCTCGGGCTCAGTCGCGACAGCTTCGAACTCAACACCGTGGTCGATGAGATGGCGGAAGCTTTGAAGAAGCTGAACCCGATGGACACGATGGGCGGCATGCGCCAAGGGCTTGGTGAGGCTGCGCAGGAGGGCCGTGACTTGAACGCGGGCCTGCGCAAGCGCCTGGAGTCCGGTGAGTGGTCTCGCGACGACGTGGCGGCCTTCATCGACTTCATCGCTCAGCGAGTGGCGTAATGGGCCTGACCCCGTCCGAGGTCGTGCGCCGCATGTTGCTCGTCATGGCCGAGGAAGCCTTGTCACAGGCGCGCTCGAACCTACTGCTTCTGTCCACCGACGAGCGCCGCGCTCGCGCCCTGCGCAATGACCTGCGCATTCAGGTGGTGGAAGTGGACGAAGTGAGCAGTGAAGCGCACGTCCTGACCGACTTCTACTGGGCCGTCTACTACCACGACGGGCGAGGCCCCATCCGCGCGCGCCCGGGCAAGTTCCTGGTGTTCTTCCGTGACCCGGATGACGACCCGCGCATCAACGGGGCGGCGCGCAACTACCCCAAGCGCGCCAGCGACGTCCGCCGGCTGGACCTGACCAAAGGGGAGTTCTCTCGCCTGCTGCGCTCGGGTCGCATGGTGGCCACGAAGCGCGTCGGTGCAGCCGAGGCCCATCCCTTCTTCGAGGTGGGGTTCGCTGCACTGCAAGCACGCTACGGTCCGAAGGTCTCGGCCATCTGGTCCGAATGTGTGCGCGACTCACTCGCCGCCGACGATTTGCTCGACGGCGAGGAGACTATCACTTTCTCTCTTTGAGCGCGTCAAGTATCTTGGCCGCTATCTCGTCGTCTGTCCAAGAAGGGTCCGCGTCTGCTATGTCACGCACAGCGGCAATGTAAGTCGCCGTTTCCGAGGCAGCCTGTCGCGCCAAGGCTCGGACCCTCGCTGGGTCCCTCAGGAAGCGAATCCCATCTAGGAGCCCTCCGCCGGGCGGGATGGCTCTCATAGACATGATGTGAGCTTGGAGTCCCTTGACGCTCATCGCTTTTTCACTCTAGCTGTGAGGCGAGCGTCGTAGATCGGACCGTAGGGGTCGAGAGCCCAGACAGCGAGCCCCAGTGCGTCGATGACGTGTGATCGCATCGAGGCTGGGATGTCTTCTGCTCCAGGGATGAAGTTCTTCTCCCCCTCAGTCGAGCGCAACTCCGTGGTGATGTGGAGCCTGCTGCAGACGCGCGCTTGATGGATGTGCTTCGGCACCTGCTTCTTCCACTCGCTCGGGATGGGCGTGAACAAGTGCTCTGAGTTGAGCTGCGCAGCAGCGGCCACACACATGCCCGAGATGCCGGTCAGGTTGAGGATGTCGTTGGGCCGCTTCTCTGACCCCGGCCTGATGTGCTGCCATTCGACGGCGATGGCGGTCGGCTTATAGAGACAGTTGAACGCGAACGAGATCAGCCCGAGGGCCATCTCGATCCGCCGGTCGGCTGCCTTTCTTCCCTTGGCTCGCACGAGTGCGACCTGCACGATCTGGAAACCTCCGTTGAAAGACTGCACTGCAGCGATGCCTGTGCTTTTGGTGTCCGGATCCATACCTATCGCCAGCATCTGTTCATCACTCATCCGTGCACGTCTTCCTGGTGCACGAAGTTGGGAGCGAGGTCAAAGGCTACAGTGTAGCCTTTGACCGTGCGCTTGACAATCAAGCCATCCAACCACTCGTAGACCGGCTTCTGCAGCGCGTGCGCCAACACTAACTCAGCCTGCACTCCAGAGGAGTCCCTCCAGTCGGGCAATAGCACGATCGCATCCGCCTTGACGATGGCGTTGAAATCCCACTCGAAAGCTTCGGCGAGTGAGAACACTCCAACATTCTCGTCGTCGTCAATCGGCAGTGCTGGGTTGAAGCCTTGGGCCATGTCACGTTCAGCGGGACACAGCACATCGTGACCTTGCTCACGCAACGCCATTGCTGCAGCGAAGAAGGCCGGGAAGTTGAACAGGTGGACGCCCCGCATGGGGCCGGCGAGATAGATCCGCATGACTACTCCTCTTTGTAGTCGCGGGTGTAAGGCGGCAAGGGCTCGGGGTAGCGCTCCAGCACTTCCCCAACCTTGTCCTGAATGTGTTGCAGCCACGCCGGATCGCTGGCCGGCGGACGGTCGTCGAGCGCGAGCTTGCCTTGCATCATGGCATCTCGCAGCACTACGAGACCTGCGATGCACTTGCTGATGTGGTGCAATCCCGAGTCTGGATCGAGGTCTTCCCCCTCCCACCACGACACAAGGTGGCGCATGGCCGCATCGAAGTAGACGCTTGCGCGCACCCCTGCGATACGGTAGTTGTGCCGACGATACTTGCACGCCCCTTCGAGCATTGCAGCGCCAACTTCGTAGAGGACTGGGAACGGGATGGTCGAGAGTGGCGCCTTCTTCGAACCGATCGCGTCCTTCGGGTTGGTGTCTTTGGTGGTCATTTGCAGGTGGCTCCTTCAGAGTGAGATACCGTGACTCAGCAGCCACGGGCGAATGTCGACGAGCGAAGTGAACAGCATGAGGTGCGGCACTGGTGTGCGCCGGCCGCGAATGGAGACAACGATCCCGATCGCCGCTCCTTTGGAGTCTACCACAGAGCCTCCACTGTTGCCGAAGTATGCCGGGGCGCTCGCGGAGTTCTTGCCAGAGACGATCCCTTCTGTAATCACGAGGTTGCCGCCGAGCGGATAGCCTACAGCCCACACTCGCTCGCCGAACTCCGGCATCCTCGCGCTGAGGATGACGACAGGGATGGGTCGCTTAGACCAGAAGAGAACGAGCGCCGCGTCTTGCGACTGATGTTCGCTGAGCACCGTGCCCTTACCGATCCGCCGGTGACTGTTGCGGTTTGCTTCCCAGCCTGTCTCTGGTTGGTTGGCCACGACGTGGCGCGCAGTCAGGAAGAGGGTCTGCCAGCGACCATCCTGCAGGAGCACGCACGAGATAGGGAACGCTGAGCCAGAGCCTGCGTGCCCTGGTGCTTCGAGCTTCCAAGTGTTGCGCGCTGCGGAGCGCTGTCCGCCGGGTGCGTGGACTAACTGACCGACCAACACGGCGCAATAGAAGGTGAGAACAATAAGGGCGGCGCGTTTCACTGTAGGTCTCCGATGGTAAAAATGGAGGCCGGTCCCCTCGCCAAGGACCGGCCTCCGGCTCGACCCGTGCCGCCTGCACTCGGCTGGGGAGCTACCTCAGAAACTACTCGACGGCTCTGCCTGGGGACTGACGCCGCATTTAGAAGCGACTGTGTGTCGGCCGTCCGCGAAGCAGTTGCCGCGAGTAGTGTAGCATGTTGAGACAGCATGTGCAGGCCTTTTCTCCAACGCTGTCCCGCTATATGCTAGCGGCAGCAGGTTCGGTGACGATCAGACGCCCCTGATCGTCGAAGGTTGGATCAGCGAACTTGTTCCAACGTCGCATGAAAACACCCTC